TGACGGAAAGGTTGAATCCTACTCGGTAAGTAAGTCAGCAATATAAGATCATTAAGTTAACCATATAAACCTCGCCTCGGCGGGGGTTTTTATTGCCCGGAGAAAGTGAAATGACCCAGAACGTCGGCGATATTGAATATGTTATTAAGGCTGATACGGCTCAGCTATTGCGTGCTGACAAACAGGTTCGTGACGTAACCGACGGCATGGAAGGCGGTTTCAAGCGGGCTGATAAGGCTGCATCATCTCTCACTTCCTCATTCGGATCTTTGAGCCGGGTTGCCACTTCTCTTATGGCAATTTTGTCTGTGCAGCAGGTGGCTCAATACGCTGACGCATGGACGACTCTGAACAACAAACTGGCAAACGCCCTTCGGCCTAGCGAGCAACTGGTTGATGTTACTGAGCGAGTATTCAACATCACACAGCAAACTAGGGGCAGCCTCGATGCTACAGCTTCTTTGTATGCAAGGCTGGAGCGAGCAACCAGGGAATATGGAACCAGCGCTGATGATCTGGCTAAGCTAACTACCATCATCAACCAGGGGTTTGTTGTCTCCGGTGCGACCGCTCAGGAAGCAGAAAACGCTATTATCCAGTTGTCTCAGGGGCTGGCTTCTGGTGCGCTGCGCGGTGAAGAATTCAACTCTGTGAATGAGCAGGGGAACCGCCTGATTGTGGCGCTTGCTGACTCTATGGGGGTTGGCATTGGACAGATGCGTCAGATGGCTGCGGCCGGAAAGTTGACTACTGATGTTGTGGTGAACGGGTTACTTTCACAGGGTGTGACGATCGGCAATGAGTTCGCCAATACCACCACAACTATCAGCCAGGCTTTGCAGGTTGCCGGTAACAATATCACCAAGTTCTTTGGTGAAAACTCCACGGTGAAAACCGGTACAGCGATTTTTAACGACGCAGTAATCAGCGTCAGTGAGAACATAGGCGCTTTAAGCGCCATTCTGACTGGTGTCGCAGCGGTAATGGGAAGTCGTTACGTTGGCGCTCTGACTATGGCGACCGCTGCTAAAGTTAAGGCTGCTGTGGCTTCAAGGAATCAGTCAGCCGCTGAATTACAGGCCGCGCAGGCGGCGGCAAACAAAGCTACAGCAGATCTCCGCGCTGCCGCCGTCGCAAAAGAACGTGCGCTGGATGAAATCCGCGTTGCGGAAATGATGAAGCAGACAGCCGTTAGTGCAACGAACGCTGCCGCTGCTGAGCAGCGTTTATCTGCGGCCCGTGTAGCAGCCGCTGGAGCTGTTGATAATTACAATCGCGCTCTGGCAGCAAATAAAGCGGCACAGGCTGGGTTAGCTACTGGAGCAGGGTTGGTTAGCCGAGGGTTGTCTCTCATAGGTGGCCCAGCTGGTGCTGCGATGCTCGCGGCCAGTGCGATTCTATATTTCTCTCAGCGAGCTAAAGAGGCCAGAGACGATGCCAATAACCTGGCGGATAGCGTCAACGAACTGAGCGCTAAGTTCCAGACCATGTCTCATACCGAACTGGCGGCAACCATTGGCAAATTAAGCCAGAATCTGCCAACTCTTAGCGATGCGGTAGCCGATGCACAGAAAGAATTTAACGACGCTACAGCTGCTGTTCAGAGGCAAGAAAGGGAGATCGCTAACTGGGGAACGAACACTACTCGAGGCCGTCAGGCCGCTGAAGCATTAGGTGGCGCCCAGGATAAATTAGCGATTGCAACTCTCGAGCTTGAACGTGCTCAGAATCGCCTTAGCCAGACGCAGAACGCTATTAACATCGGACGCGCCACGCTTAATGGCACGATGAGGCAAGGGATTGATCTGCTTCGCCGGGATGGTGAGGAAGCAGGTATCACCGCCGGTATGATGGGCAAGCTTGGCGATATGATCAATTTCGCCGCCAAAGCGAAGGAGAAATATAACTCTTCCAGTTTGATGGTTATGCGCAGCGAGGATGGAGATAAACTCCTGTCCAGCCTTGAAAAGCAAAACAATCTGCTGTCGATAACAGACAAAAAAGAAAGGGCTGTAGCCGAGGCCAGACAAGCGGCCCTGGATGCGGGGGTGGATGCGAATTCAAATCAGATGAGGCAGATTGAAGAGGCTGCGGCAAAAAGATATGACCTTCAGGAGGCTGATTCAGCAGTAACAAAGTCTACAAAAGAGGGAACTAAAGCTGTTGATGAGGCTGCGCAGTCACTTTCAAGGCAACAGGCTGCTCTCGATCGCCTGAACACTGGTTACGCCGATGGCTCGCTCGAATTAGCGAAATACGATGCTGTTGTTGCGCTTGGTAACAAAGCATCAGCAGAGCAGATCGCCAAAGCGGAACAGAAAGCGGAGTCCATCTGGAAAGTACAGCAGGCAACCAAAGCGGCGGCGGAAGAGGAAAGGAAGCGCACACAGGCGGGTCAAAACTTTACCGGGCTACAGGGGCAGGTATCACCAGTTGCCGCAGTAGATAACATCTACGCACAGCAAATGGCGCAGCTTGACGAGTATGTGCAACTCTACCCACAAAAAATTGCAGAAGCAGAAGCCGTCCGTGCAGGAATTGAAGATCAGTATCATCAGAAACGCATGGCCGCAATGTGGGAGGAATGGCAGCAGCAAAGCGAGATTAATAGCATGCTTGGCGCGGCTGTAGATTCCCTTCAAGGTGGCGCTACTAATGCGATAACTGGTCTCATCAATGGTACCCAAAGCCTGCAGGAGTCATTCGCAAATATTGGTTCGACAATACTCAACAGCGTTGTAAGCGCCATTGTGGATATGGGAGTTCAGTATGTTAAGAGCCTGATTATAGGTAAGGCCATGTCATCTGCTGCAACTGCCGCACAGATTGCTGAGGCTGGCGCTCTTGCAACAGCTTGGGCTCCTGCGGCTATGGCAGCATCTATTGCGACCCAGGGCAAAGCATCTGCTATCGGTTTGGCTGCCTATAGTTCTTCCATGGCGGCAGGGCAGGCGCTTTCTATTGCTGGCGCTCGCCGTTACGGCGGCACAGTATCAGCTGGCAACGCCTACCGCATCAACGAAGATGGACGCTCTGAAATCTTCCAGACTGCAGGTGGGCAGCAGGCATTCATCCCGAACCAGTCAGGGAAGATTATTCCTGCTGATAAGGCCGGAGGTGGCGGAGGGGTAGTGCAGCACATTACCTTCGAAATCAACACCACCGGCGGCATAGACGATGCGACCATGGCGCAGATAGTGCAAAAGATGAAGCAGGTTACTTTATTCCACATTAATGATCAGGCATCCCGCCCGGGTGGTTTGATACAGCCGAGGACAAAACGCTAATGCCAGAAACATTCTCATGGACACCACAGCGCGCTTACCAGGTTGAACGTACCCCAAACGTAGCCGTTGTTAAGCTCGGTGATGGCTACGAGCAGCGACAGGTGAAGGGTATCAATCCGTTAATGGATAAATATTCGCTCACCTTTCGCGGAGTCAGCGGCGCTTGCCGCAGCAACCCGGCAAAGGATGCTGAGGCATTTCTCAAGGCTCGAATGGCGGTAGAGTCATTCTACTGGACTCCATCCGATACGGGAGTGCAGGCATTGTTTGTCTGCCGCTCCTGGAATATGACAAAGACCGGGCCGCTGTTTGAACTGACGGCCACGTTTGAACAGGTGCCACGATAAGGAGAGTATTATGACTTTAGAACAGCGAGTTGAAGCGCTGGAAAAAACGGTAAAGGTGTTAGCAGGGAGGTATTTTGCTGTCGATGGGGGGCGGGTGTTCATCAATGAGGCATTTATCCAAGAGGGGGCGACTAAAGCGGCCCGGAAACAGGCCGCCATTTGCTTTTATATGTTAAGTTTGGGAATTAAGCCTGATGTAACTCCTTCAGGTTACTAACCCATTGCTGCACAGAAGGGGATTTAATGTCAGATAACTCCTTGATGATTTGCTGACGTCCTTCACTGTCTAACTTCAGAGCTACGCTTAGAAGGATCATTTTAATATCATTCATTTCGTCAGCTACTTCCTTCAGGTTTTGATTCTTTGTATTAAATTGAATTTTGGCACTTATTTCTTTCATATTTTCCCTTAATCAGAGGTAATCAGCCATCCCTCGTTACCTGAGTGCGCCAGTGTCCCACCACTGACGGGCTGAACCACACACTTTAACCAGGGTTAATGTCCCGTAACACCCTGACAAATGATCAGTAGCCACCTTTTGGTGGCTTTTTTATTGGAGTCTTTCGTGCGTGACATACCTGCAAATTTAATTATCGAAAGCGTCGATGCCGGAGTCGGCGCTATCATTGACCTTTTCGAAGCAGACCTGCAACCATATGGCGGTGACCTTATCCGCTTCCATTCCGGTACAAATGGCTATTTCGGTAATGTTATCTGGAAGGGCAACCAGTACCAGGCTTACCCGATAGCTGTGGAAGGATTCGAGTCGAAGAACGAAGGGACCTATGCTAGGCCAACAATGGTTGTGGCGAACGTGACCGGCCTGATTACCGGGATTAACCACGATTTTGATGACATGCTTGGCGTGGTAATCACCAGGCGTCAGGTGCCGGTAAAATATCTTGATGCGGTTAACTTTCCGAACGGTAATCCTGATGCAGACCCGACACAGGAGGCCGTTTCCCGCTACGTTGTCGAGGAGATGACGGAAGAGACGTTTGAACAGGTGACCTACACGCTGGCGACACCAATTGACTGCGATAACGCCATTATCCCGGCTCGCACTATTCTGGCTGACGTGTGCCAGTGGCAGTATCGCGGCGTTGGGTGTGGATATGACGGGCCGCCAGTTGCAGATGAGCGCGATAATCCAACCGCAGACCCGGCGAAAGATAAGTGCTCTCACCGCCGTAGCGGCTGCCGTTTCCGTTATCCGCGACCGGAACCAATGCCAATCAGCAGTTTCCCCGGCTCTCAAAAGGTCTCCTGATGCAAGAATTACTCGATTATGCGGCGTCGTCGCAGGATGAAGTGTGCGGCTTAATCATTGATGACGAACGGCTGTTCCGCTGTCGGAACATACATCCCGATCCAGGTATGCATTTCCGTATCAGTGATGATGACTGGCTGGTGGCCGAGGAAGCAGGAGAGGTGACGGCAGTCTTTCACTCGCACCCACAAAACGTACCGTTCCTGTCTGGCGCTGATCGCCAGATGCAGGTTACCAGTGGTCTTCCGTGGTGGCTGGCGTGCGATGGCCGGATACTGAAATTCAGGCCTGTTCCATTGCTGTTGGGGCGCAAGTTCAAGCATGGTGTCATGGACTGTTACACCCTGTTCAGGGATGCGTATCATCTTTGCGGAATCGACCTTCCTGACTTCGAACGCACTAATGGGTGGTGGTTGCGTGGTGAAAATCTTTATCTGAACAACATGCCTCTCAACGGCTTCCGCCAGGTATCGACGGGCGAAGCGCAACCAGGTGACGTCATCATCAGGCAGCCATTCCCCGGCGCTGACCCTTGCCACGCAATGATTCTCCTCGAAGGAAACATGGTGCTTCACCACGACCACGCCGGCCATCTGAGCCGGAGAGAGCCAATGCGCCCGGCATACGTTAAGCAGATGCATTCCATATGGAGACATGAACAGTGCTCATCTTTAAATTTGCTGGCAGTTTACGCCGATTTTACCGCCAAATCCCTCTGAACGTAGATACGCCGGCTCAGGGGCTGCGCCTGCTTCTTGCCCAGAATCACGAATTCAAAAAAGCATTCCTCAATACAAAACTTCGTATCCGAATAGCAGGCGAGGATGTTGAGGTATCCGCTATGCAATGGCATCTGGATCGCCACCTGAAAGATGGTTCTGTAGTCCTGTTTGTGCCGGTAGTCGAAGGTGCTATCACTGCCGCTGCTGCGGCATGGATTGCGGTTGCTGTCAGCGTGGCTTCAATTGCGTACTCGGTATACATGTCCCGCAACATGAAAACTAAAACGTCAGCGGAAGCGGCTGAGACAAACACGCTAACGAATAACTCATTTACCAGTGCGGAGAACAGAGTAGGGCAGGGTAGACCTGTGCCAATGCTACTCGGTGAGATGGAAGTTGGCTCAAATGTTATTTCTCTAGGTATCGACACAAGCAACATCCAGGACTGGACGGAATCTATTAGCTAAGGTGGCATTATGTCTTCAGGCGGCGGCAAAGCATCAACCCCCAAACTACTCGACGATAATCTCAAATCAAAGCAATTTTACCGGGTACTGGATCTAATTTCGGAAGGTCCGATTTTCGGGCCCGTTGACCAGGAACACCTGTCGTCTTTCAAACTCAACAAAACCCCAGTAACAGACGCGACAGGCAGCGTAAGCGTAAATGGCGTAAGCGTAGCCTGGCGCCCGGGGTCTGAAACGCAATCACCCATTAACGGATTCGCTGCTATTGAAGCAACAACTATCGTGAACACCGAAGTAACCTATGACACGCCGCTGGTACGCACCATAACCGATCAGGACGTTACCCGGGTGCGGTTCAACGTTGGTGTGACCGGTCTGGTTGAGCAGGACACTAAAGGCAATCAGAATAACACTTCCGTCACTATGGTGCTGGAGAGTAGAACTGGTGCTTCAGGCTGGGTTATTGAAAAGACCGTGACTATCACCGGAAAGATATCAGGCGAGTATCTTGAGGCCCATCTGATTGATGCTCCGGATATCAAGCCGTTTGATATTCGCGTTCGCCGCATTACACCCGACAGCAGCAGCGATTTGCTGTCCAACGGCACTATCTGGAATAGCTACAGTGAAATCACCGACGACAACCTTAGCTATCCGTTCTCCGCCATTGCGGGTGCAGTTATTGATCGTGCCCAGTACACCGACACCCCTAGTCGCACATACCATCTTCGCGGCCTGATTGTGGACGTTCCTGACAACTACGATCCGATTGCCAGAACTTACTCTGGGTTGTGGACTGGCGGATTCAAAAAAGCGTGGACTAACAACCCGGCGTGGCTGTTCCGTGAACTGGCGAAGAATACGCGTTTTGGCCTGGCGAAACGTGCCGGTTATATCGATGTAGATGACGGTGCGCTGTACGTCCTCTCACAGTATTGCGATCAGCTTGTTAATGATGGCTACGGCGGGCAGGAACCAAGGATGACGCTGAATGCCTATATTACCGAGCAGGTGAGTGCGCGTGACATTCTCGACAAGATAGCGAGCATGTTTCGCGGTATAGCACTGTGGGACGGGATGCGACTGTCTGTCATGCTGGATGCGCCACAGGACCCGATTGCGACAATCACGAATGCTAACGTGGTTGATGGCGAGTTCAAGCGTAGCTCCGTGAAGCGTTCAGAGAAATACAATGCCGTTGTTGTGTCATGGACTGATCCGGATAACGGTTGGGAGCAGGTAAAAGAATACGTTTCCGACGATGAGATGATCGCTCGCGGAAACTACAACGAAACAACAATTGAAGCATTCGGTTGCACGTCTCGCGGTCAGGCATGGCGCGCTGGGAAATGGCTTCTTGAAACGGCGAAACGGGAAAGCAGCAGACTGTCTTTCCAGATGGCGCGCGATGCTATCCACTTTACGCCGGGTGATATCGTTGAAGTCATGGACAACAACTATGCTGGAGCGCGTCTTGGTGGGCGCATCATGTCGCACGCGGGCAATAAGATTACCGTTGATGCTGTTGATTCGTCTCTGATATCAGAAGGCGACACCATGTCGATCATGGGTAGTGACGGGAAATTCGTTAAGTACGTGATTGCCAGCATTGCCGACAACATCGTGACGCTGAAAACCACACCTGCATGGGTTCGTGACGGGACTGTATTCGCTATCTCTACCAGTAACGTTTCTACCAGACTATTCCGCATCCTTAGCATTGCAGAGACCGATAACAACTCGGTCTACAGCATCACTGCATCACAACATGACCCGAACAAACAGGCCATTGTTGATGAAGGTGCCGTGTTTGAAATTCCCAACGATACGTTGAACGGTTACCGAGTCCCGAATGTGGAGAACCTGCGCATCATCAACACCGACTCTGAGACTGTCCAGGTCACTGCTACATGGGAGACAGCAACTACCACTAAAAAACTGGTGTTTGAGTTATACGTATATACCGACGACGGCAAAGTGGTCGCTCAGTACGAAACAGATCAGTTCCGCTACGAGTTCTTTGGTCTGAACGCCGGTGGATACACGCTTGGCGTTCGCGGCCGCAATGAAAACGGAATGAAAGGCGCTGAGACGCAAATTAGCATGGTCATCGGTGCGCCACCTGCACCATCCAGTGTTATCTGGACGCCTGGCTTGTTCTCTGCTGACCTGGTCCCCGTCATGCCCATTACGGCAACGACAGACACATCGTTTGAGTTCTGGTACTCCGGGCAGAACCAGATTGTCAATCCTGACGATATTGAAGACCAGACTCAGTTCCTTGGGCGCTCTAACCAGTGGACGCTTCATGGTCTACAGGCTGATAAGACGTATTACGTTTATGTCCGCACCAAAAATGCTTTCGGGGTATCGGAGTTCGTTGAGGCATCAGGTCAGGCGTCATCAGACATTCCTGGAATGATAGAGCTCATTGATGAGCAGATCCGCGAATCAGATGCGTTTAAAAATGTTCAGCAGGGTGTCAACACCAATCTGGACGGTATCATGTCGAACGCGCTGGCGAACCACGGAACCGTTGAGCACCAGTATCAGCAATATGGGGAGGTTCGCGCCGACATCCTTGTTGTGAAAACAACAGTCGCTACTGCCGAGCAGGGGCTCGCCGATCTTTCCACTTACGTACAGGCACAAATAGGCCCTGAAGGAGAGTTAACCTCAGCCGTAAATCAGAAAATGACCGCTGAGGTCAACAGTGATGGCACAGCTAAAGCATCTTACACACTCAATATGGGGATTGTCAGGAACGGTGTGAAATACAATACCGGTTTCGGCATGTCCATTGAGCCTGACGGTAGCTCATACAAATCAACAGTGGTTTTTGCCGCAGATCAGTTCGGCATTTATTCCGGAAGTGATCCTGGAAACTATACCGCTGCGTTTTTCGTCTATAACGGACAGGTATTTATCCGAGATGCGTTAATTCAGGATGGCAGCATTAGCAATGCCAAAATTGGTAATTACATCCAGTCGAATAACTTCGTTGCGGGTTCAACTGGATGGCGCATTGATAAAAATGGAAATGCTGAATTGCATGGCAAATTTTACGCTGACAGTGGCCAGTTTGCCTTTAACGGTGAAAACAACACGGTTGTTATAAATGGCAATGGCGTCACGGTAAATCTACCGGGTGGCGGGCGCGTTGTCGTTGGGCGATGGTAGGACAAAATATGCCGGAAGGAATACTGATAGATTATAACGATGGCCGTCCTGCGATGGCGATTACAGCGGGGCTCCGTGCCCCGTCATTCTGCACAAGTTTTGCTGGTTACGGTACGGGGGCAAACCAGTTTCAGGTTAATACTCCATTAACGTCAGGCTCCACAGTTTTTGTTTTACCGACACGTCCGGTTGACGTTCAGGAGTTCGCAGACAATCAGACATGGATAGTTTTACCGATATATATGACATCCGTTACAAGAAACGGAGACAACGGTGTGACTGTTAACGGTACAAACAGGGGAAACTACCAGCGAATACCAAACTGGGCAGGAACTGTATTTGAAATTCTCCCTGCTGCTACTTACAACGAAGGACTTCTCGTTTCCAACTCTACTGATTTCACTGCAATTTCAAATCAGGCAAGGTTAATGACATGTGCTTACGTTGGCACGGTGACAGTCAACGGCTCGATGGCGCTTCCCGTATCAGGAATACCATTCGGGAAGTGGGATAACAATAATGTGTCTGTAGGATTTGACGGAGCAAATATTATTGTAAGAGACATCAATTACTCAGGACGGGATGATGTTTCCGCATCTGTAACAATGGAACTGGTAATTTTCAATAATACCGCGCCTGTAGCCGGTGATGGAATTACCATGACTAATTCGGCTGGGCAGGTGACGTTTTCAACAGTGAAGCGGCCATTTGTGTATGACCAGCAACTAACGGTAACAGACAATAATCAATACATAGGTGATAAATATTGTCAGATTGTATTCACTGGCGCTCAGTCAAGACGAGTGGATGGATATTTTAATATAAGGAAAAAGGGTGTGGTAATGTCAGGTGGAAACATCCGGTCAGCGTATAACCAGGTTGTTGGTAATTACAATGACAACAGATTTGATATGACATTTAATCAAAATATCAATATGCCAATTCTTGTCCTTCCGAACATGTACTGAGGAAAAACTATGTCAGCAGGAACATTAACCCTGACGAATAACTCTGCTGCGGTTGCTGGCAGCGGAACCGCATTTACCACAGAACTGGCGGCCGGAGATTTTATTGTTGTCACTGTCGGCGGCGTTCCTTATACGCTCCCGATTAAATCAGTGGAAAGCGGTACAGCGTTGACGCTGGTCAGCAATTTTACCGGGCCAACACAATCTGGCGCGGCCTGGTCAGCTGTTCCTCGTGTTGCCCTGAATATGGTGACAGCCGCGCTGGTTGCTCAAAGCGCTGAGGCATTGCGAGGACTGAATTACGATAAGCAGAACTGGCAAAGCATTTTTAGTGGAACCGGTAACATAACAATCAAATTACCTGATGGTTCTGCGTGGAACGGCCCTTCGTGGAATAACATTAGTGAAACACTTAACCAAAAGGCTTCGAGTGGAGCTAATCGCGATATAACCAGTATAGCCGGATTAACCACACCATTAAGCCTGTATCAGGGAGGGACCGGGGGTAATACCCATCAGTCTGCATGCAATGGTATAGGGGCGCTTCAGGTAAACAGGAGTGTGCAAAATGCAGGTGA